CCGCTTCATGGCGGATCGCTCGATCCAGTGCCATGATGGCTGCGACAATGCCGTCGATCTTCTCCGGACTTCGGGCTTTGGTGGGCTTGATATTTCCTGCCGGGTCGGTGTCCACAACAACGTTGCCGGACATCCAGCGCAGGACAGGGTGGCCGCCGTGGAGGATCTGTCCGCTCATGAGCAGCTTATAGAACTCCTTGGTCGGCGGGGACATGGAAGCGTAGCCCTGACCGAAAGGCACCATGGTAAAGCCATCGTCCATCAGGTTCTGGGTCAGCATGGTAGCGTTCCAGCGGTCCACGGCAATCTCCTTGATGTTGTACTTCTTGCCGAGTTCGCAGATGAAGTGTTCGATGAAACCGTAATGCACCACATTTCCCTCGGTCGCCATCAGGTACCCCTGCTTGTTCCAGACATCGTAAGGAACTGATGCCCTTCGCACTCGGAGCGGGATGGTTTCCTCCGGAATCCAGAAGAACGGGAGAATGATGTACTTCTCTTTCTCGTTCCTCGGCGGGAAGACCAGTACAAAGGCTGTGATGTCGCCGGTACTGGACAGGTCAAGACCGCCGTAGCACTCGCGCCCCAGAAGGTCATCCATGTTGATCGGGTCCTTGCCTAGGTCATAGATGTGTTCCGGGATAAAGCGGGTCAAGCTGGAGACCCACATGTTCAGGCGGAGCTGCTTGAACACGTTTTCCTCTGCCGGATTGTCCAGAGCCTCCCGGTACATGTCCCGGACACGCTCCACGGTGATGGTCTGCCCCAGACTGGGGTTTGCCTTGTACCAGTTGGCTTCATCGTGCCAGTCATCCTGGTCGGTCAGACCATAGACCACCGGATAGAAGGTCGGGTCGATCTTCCGCCCAGCCAGAATGTCCAGCGCCTTCTGGTGCACTTCAAAGCAGATGCTTTCCCGGTCGGTACCGGCTGTGGTGATGAGGAAGTACAGCGGCTGTTCTCGTGCATCACCGGAGCCCTTGGTCAGAACGTCGTAGAGCTTTCGGTTGGGCTGAGCGTGCAGCTCGTCAAACACAAGTCCGGATACGTTCAGACCGTGCTTGGTGGCGACTTCCGCTGACAGCACCTGATAGAAGCCGCCGTTGGTGTAGTTGACGATACGCTTGGTCGCCGCCATGATCTTGGATCGGCGCATCAGCGCAGGTGTCATCTGCACCATTTGATTGGCAACATCAAAGACGATGCTGGCCTGCTGTCTGTCGGCGGCAGCGCCATAAACTTCCGCAGAGGGTTCGTTGTCAGCGTACAGAAGGTACAGGGCAACCGCAGCGGCAAGTTCACTGTTGTGGGTCGGTACCATAGACGTACCGGCAAGATACTGGTGACTGGGGCTATCTACTTGAATACACTGCATCCTGACCTTATCAGGGACAGGCTGGATGTCTTCAAGATAATGAAAACAGGAACGAGTTTTCTTCACCCGTTCCCGCTGTCTGGATATTTTCCTATACAGTCTCGACGTAGGTTGATCATCAAAAGAGGTGAACCGAATCTGATAGATGGTCTCCCCTGTCGGCTCACCGTACCTTGTGGAGGGTGTGGTTGTCATGGCATTCTTGATACCCAAACTCCACAGCAGTTCTCTCACAGACTCTGCAAGCTGATGAATGGTGCTGACATAAATGCTTTGAGCCTTACGGCCACTAATACATCCGTCCGAATCCATCAGCCCCTGCAGGAGAGCCCATCTCTGCTCCTCAGAAGCTCTCAGATATTCAGGTCGGATTACCTTCTCACGGAAGTTCCCTACCAGAATCGGTTTGAGTTCGTGGTACACCAGAATCTCGCTCCCGCCACAGGTCTGAGGGTATCTGTTGTGGAGACTGTAAGGGATGAACGATATGAGCTTCTCCACATCACAGTTCCGTACCGTGATCTCCGGCTTAGTCGCACATCCATTGCCCAGCCAATAACCGTAAAGGTAAGGATCAACCGGCAGGTTGGCTTCCGTCGTTTGCAGCGGAGCTGACACCGGAATACGGATCATTGAATCACGCTGAGCATCCGGGCGGTCCTTGAATCGTTCCCGGTATGCCATAGTCTTCCTGTAAATATCCCCTGTTGTCCACTGCTTCGGTTTGGGTTTGCCGTAGATGTACTCCACATTCCACAGATGCCGCTCACCGGCAACAATGGTGGAGCCATCCTTAAAGGTGAGCCTGTATGCTTGCTCCGTATCGTCCACTACACTTTTTGCGACCACATGACACGGTTTGCCGTTCTCATCGAAAACGGTATCGCCTACTTTCAGATCCCCCATGCTGGTAAACCCGGTGGGGGTCGGAATGGGGGTATCCAGCGCCAGCTGTTTTCCATTCTTCTTGCCTATTTCCACAAAGGCTGTACGGAACTGGCGATTGCCGTTCTCATCCACGATGCCAAAGACATCCCGAATGATCTGTTCCTGCCAGGGCAAGAGCCAGAACGGCTTTCGTGCCCATTTACCTTTGGTGTGCTTGAGCTGTTCGATGAACTTCACCGCCCGGTCTGCTTTCTCCTGATCGTAATGACTGGTAGGAAGCATGAACCGGGAAGGCTGATAGTTCTCCAGCTTAGGCAGATTCTTCGGTCGTTCCTGTGCCATCAGCCACCTCCCAGAAGGTCTTCCATCTCGTCGGCGGTGTCATGCTCTCCCTCCCCGGCAATGATGCGGGAACGGGAGGACGGGGTCAGACCGAACTCGGCGGCGAGCTTCGTCATGATCTTGTTGTAGGTCTGGGCAATGGAAACCTGCGGCACTTGCTGCCAATACCCGGACGGTGTCTTTACAATGGAGCCGTGCTGGGTGATAAACTCTTCTGCTTCCTTCCAGCGGGCATAAGCCTGACAGTAAGAAGCAAATGCCGCCATGTCCACTTCGGTCAGGACGCCGATGGCTTCCATCTGCTTGGCAAGGCGCCGCCACTCCTTCTTTGCCTCCGGCTCCAGCCACTTGGGACAGGCGGGGGCTTTTTTCATGGGCTTTGGTTCCTGTCCGTTCAGCGGACGCTTGCCGGGGTTGCCTTCCAGCTCCTTGATGGCGGTCGGCGTAGGTTTTCTTCCTCTCGTAGCCATTGGCGTTCTCCTCCTTTTCTCGAAATTAGGCATAAGAAAAAGGACCCATGGATTCATCCACAGATCCTTATCAAAGGTGACGATGAACGTTTCAGATAACGATCATCGCGGTGATCTCGAAGTCCCGGTTAAATTCTTCTGCGCTGACGGTCTTGTCATCGCTTCCATCCGGGGCTCCGTAATAAAGCTCCACTCCCTGCACACAGCTGTTGGCCACACCTTCCTTTCCGGTTGCCTTCTCCCGGATCTGGATGGTGCAGCCGGTCTGTTCTGCAAGGAGCAGCTCGGCGTATGCTGTCATGCTCCTCCCTTCTCAGTGGGTCATTGCCCACTGCATGGCGTGTCCGTTGTCGGCGAAGAACTCTTCGGAAATCCCGGTGAGCTTGATCTCGCCTTCGCAGGTGTGGTCACTCGTGGTGAACTCGTAGGTCGCGCCGAAGTAGCTGTTCTGGTTTCTGCCCTGGTAGAAGTACCCGGCCATCAGAACCTTGTTGCCGAAGGTCAGGAAAACCGCGGAGTCAGTGAAGAACCGGGTTTCCAGCATCTCGGGGGTAGTGGTCATCGGCAGGCGGTATTCGGCGGCTTTCTTTTCGAGCTTCTTCATGGTGTGTATCCTCCTGATCCCCTGTGCTGCAGGGGTTGTTTTCTTTTGGTGAGTGTATATTACCGTACTATCGGAAGAAAGTCCACGCCTGTTTCAAAGAAATACACCGGAATCGCGCCTATATTCTGCACAATCTTTTCTGCCCATCATCGGGTACATTCGCCGCAATGGACAGAGGAAAAAGGCCGGTATTTCCAGCCTCTGTCCTCCACCCACTCCGGATGGGTGATCAGAAGACCACCCTTGGATGTTCACCGGGCTTCATCCGCATGCAAAGGATGTGTCCCTCCCTGCTCCGCATGAACAGCTCTTCCCAGCGGAATTTCTCCTCATACTTCCTTACCAGTTCCTCCGGCAGGGATGCGAAGTCATCCTCTGTCAGCCCTACGATCAGAAAGGTACCGACCAGAATGTCGTAAGGCACGCCGTCCTCATCCTCCAGCACACGGTTGGGGGTGTAGCCCTTGAGCTTACCGTCATCATCCGCCAGAATGGCAACGGGGTCCGTGTAGGGGTAAACAGCCTGAACCGTTCCGCCTACAGCATTCTGGAGCGTTTCCAGTGTGTGGTCGATCTCCACCAGTTTAGGTTTCTTCATGGGTTCCACCAGCAGAACTCTGATCTTCTCTGCCATCGGTTATTCCTCCCTTCCGTGCAGGATGAACTGCACATACTTGTCTCGGTGTTCTTCGAGGTAGGTCACAAGCTCGTAGAACTCTTCATCAAAGGCGATCCGCTGGACAGTGGGGATGTCGAACATATTCGTTTTGCCGCTGGCGCGGATGGATACGATAGCTTGAAAGACTTTGTCGGTCATGACCATCTTTGTCACACGATCCTCCCCGTAAACAACATTCAATCTGCTGCCGTTGTCCCAGCGCACCAGAATGCTGGCGGTGTCATCCACACCCAGCACAGTTCCCATGGTCCC